CGCTGTGCATCAGTCAACTCTTCTACTTCCTGCTGTTCAGGTGATAGCTTTCTGGTAGTTGCTGCAAAGCTAAAGGCTTTATGGGGTAAAGCCTTAAACTGCAGATCGGGTTGGTTCAAGTCAGTTACAGACTTTAGATCACCCTCTTGCAAGCCATACTCGCGAATAAAGTAGTCATCCGATAGGTTTGCACCTGCATTTTTCAGGTGAACATCCCGTTCGGCCTGCTCTTTATTAAGTGGTTTAGGCTTTTCACCTAGCATCACTTCATACTCACCCCAACCGTTTAAAGCGCATAACGCATTAACTACAGCTTGTAGTGTAGGAGTTACAAGTCGAATATCGGACTTGAGCTTATCCATCCGGACATTTTCATGTACTTGACCAAGGCTGTAACTTCCTTTCCCATCCGTACTGCTGGTAAGCGTCTGCCCTAATACAACTTTCTGAATCTGGCGAATCAACTGATTATTGAATGCTTCAAATGCTGCACCCGCTGAACCATTTGTTCCTGGTGCAGAGAGTATTTGCACATCATCCTCTATATCAATTGATAAGACACTTTGAGCATGGGCATTTAATAATGCTTTGCTCATATCATCCGTTTCAGTATCTTTACATTTACCTAATAAGATAGGTGTGCCGAAACGTTCCAGAAATTTAGCCCAGAACTTAAAGCCGTTCTGTTTAAAGAAGAATAACCAGTAGAGAGTTGCCAGGAGTGCTTTTCCGTAAGGCTGCTCATAAGAGGCTTTACGGCGTGTCAGGAAAAATTTGAATACCTGGTCTACCTCATGCTCACCGTTAATTCCATCTTGTCTATAAATCAAACGACCATCATTTTTAGGCTCAAACCACTGCATCGGCTTTTCACCAATCCACTGCAGGCCCACATAACCTTCGGGCTTAACTTCATATACAGCTTCTTGAACTGAATAACCAAAGAACAGCGCACTCATTGCACCAGTAGCAATCTCATGAAACCATTCTTTCAGCACCAAATTCAGCATTTCAGCTTCCTTGGTATCACCCGGCTCCACTCTTAACGGTGTAGCAAGTAGTGCATCAATACGTGTTTCAACCACTTGTGCAATTTCATCATCATCGAGTAGCACACGTAATCTATGACGAGTAATACCAGCTTTACGGAGTACTTCATCCGTATCTGGTTGCTTGCCAAAGTTAACCAGAAACTGAGTAACGGCCTCTTGTGTGTATAAGTTGCCATAAGACAAAGCCTTCTTTGACGCTTTGTCTTTTTTAGACTTTGCCATATTTGTTCCTTAATAAGTTCGACTTCCTGCACCTGCAGGTTTTTTCGGAGTTCTAGCTTCATTTAGCTCGTTAAATGCATCGCTACCGGCATCCACCTGGTCATCATGTTTCCCATTGGGAAAGTTTCGTAATTCCTCAATGAATGCCTTATTCCAGTCACCACGAAGTATTTTCACATTGCCTACGTTGACTTGGGCTGCAAATGGTTGAGCTCGAGTAATCTTGTCACCCGATACTGTTTCTGCCTTTACATTGAATCCAGATAGCTTGGTAATGAAGTTCTTCGCTTGAGCTTTACCCGCTTGCCCCGGATCTTGTGGTAATCGTATTGCTACAGACTTACCATCCAGCTCCGCAGTTTGTTTGATGCGTTTTTCAACGCCGTCAGGGCCTAGCTGAGCATGCTGTACATCGACGATATAGATATAACCATCTCGGCTTTTAGCTTCCTTGACACCTGCAGTGTAATCCCCTTCATTCTCAGAAGATGCTAAATCCCAAGCACGTACCTGATGAGTGATATCCGCAGGTAATGCATCCACAATTTCAATATTGTCAGGCTTAAAAAACATACGGCGCTGCCAGCTCCATTCTTTCAAGCGTTTCAATGCTATGTTTCTCTGGCCAGAGTGCTGACCCATCAGGCTGAATAGCTGAAAGCTCTAAGTGCTCCCATTCCTCACCATTTCCGCCGTCAAGTAGCCAGCCTGCCAAATCTTCCTCATGCAAACGCTGCATAATGACAATGATTGGTGTATCTGGTGAGTTGGTACGAGACTCAAGTGTATTTTGGAACCACTCAATTACACCCTTACGAATCGTATCAGAACGTGCTTCACTGGCTTTATGCGGGTCATCAATAATGATTGCCCCACCAAATGAATCCCGAAATTTACCAGCACCAAAACCCGTAATGGTACCGCCTGTACCTTGTGAATAGCAGACACCACCTTTTGCAGTGCGCCAGTCATCCTTGGCTTTACTATCATCACGTAATGCGAAATCAGGAAATACACGTTTATATGCCTCTTCCTGTACCAAGTTTCGCGTCTGGAAAGCATTATTGGCTGCGAGTGTGGCTGAGTAACTGACATGAATAAACTCACTGTCAGGCGCTTTACCAAAACACCAAGCCATGAAATTAATCACTGCGAGCTCAGTTTTAGAATACCGGGGTGGAATATTGATAATCAGTCTTTTGGTTTCGCCCCGATATACCTTCATTAGCGCATCACATACCACACGGTGGTGCCAGTTATGCAGCCACTTGTACTTGCGCCGTTCCTTAAACATAAAACGTGAAAAGAAATACAGATCCTCTTGAGCTTCAATCTGTATTGCCAGTTCACGTGCTGGGTCAGTATTCATCTAAGACCTGCTCCCTTGCTTTCAGGTAGCTATCCGTAGGTACATTCTGATTAATGGTCTCTATTGCTTGGTCACACGCCCATCTGTTTCTTGAAATGCTTGCTTCAGTAGATTTTGCTTTACGCGCTTATTTCGACCTGAATCTTCATACATCTTTTGAAGTTCCCTTAAACGAAATGCTTTATTAGCAATCGCTATATCTTCGATATTTTCTCGAAAATCCTTGCGGGTACGCTCAAAGAGATCCTTTAATTTCTTGCTCAGATTACGTCCGGCAACTTTGGTTGGATCATAAAGTGCTACCTGTTGACGTGTAATTTCAATATTAAAATCTTGCTTTACAGCGTCTACTACTTGTTGAGGGGTTTCAAAGCAAGCAAGAGACTGAACTATAAAGATTTTTACAGGCTCTTTAAGTGCTGCCATAAACTCACCTTCGTATAGCTACGTATAGCAAGACAGGCAAAAAAAAGAGCCCTTAGGCTCAATTGATCACACACGTTCCACAACACGCAGCAATATTAGTTTCAGACACAAACGGCGCGTTCTTCGCGATTTCCAGTAAACGCTTAACTGACTCATCAGCTCCCCAGCGTTTAGTCTCACCAAAGAACACCTCAACATCATGGCCAGCCAAGTAATGCTTTGGTAAGCCGGTCATATCGCTATAAAT